GATCTTCAACACCTCCAACATCACCCAGACCTCGGCGGTCACAACGGAGTGGAACACCGCCGCGACCTGCACTCCGCGGGAGGACGTCGCCACCTCGAAGGAGGCGATGCGGGCCGCCGGCCAGCCCGAACCCAACGTGCTGGTGATCTCCAAGAAGGTCTTTAACAGTCTCCTGCTCGCCAAGCAGGTCACCGATGCGTTCCGCTACGGGTCGGTGCCCTTCGAAATCCAGCCGTTTGAGGCGAAGAAGCGGAATCTGGCCGCGTTCTTCGACATCGACCGGATCCTGGTCGGCGGGGCGATCAAGGACAGCGCGAAGAAGGGCAAGGCCATCTCCGCCGCAGACATCTGGGACGACGAGTACGCCGGACTGTTCCGGGTTTCCTCGGGCGGCCCGGACCTGCGGGAGCCCTGCATCGGGCGGACGTTCCTGTGGACGGCGGATTCCCCGCAGAACATCGTGACGGAGTCCTACCGGGAGGAGCAGACTCGCAGCGATATCTACCGGGTCCGGCAGTACACGGACGAGGCGTTCGTCTTCACCGGCGCGGGCTACCTGCTCTCCAATATCCACACCTAAATCAAGCATAAGGGAGGGGGCGGTTCTTCCGTCCCCCTCCGTTCCCTGGGGGCCCGATGGCGTTTGATTTCTCCCACGATGTTTTTACGGATGATGATTTTCTTGGCGTGGATGCGGAGTTCACCCCCTTCGGCATGCCCATGCGCACCGTCCGGGTGGCATTCACCAAGGACGTTGAGTCCTTGTCCCTCGGAGGGCAGATCACGCCAACAGACTACGACGCGCAGGCAGGGTGCGCCTTCTCGCTCATATCGGACGCGGCGAAGGGCGACACATTGAAAATCAGGGGGACGGTTTATGTGATTGCAAAAACCCCCCAAGTCGATGAAACCGGCTGGGCAACGATACCCCTCGCGGAGCGGGTCGAATGACGGTCCGCGCATCCATCCTGGCAAATGCCAAGACCACGATTGAGGCCATATCCGGGATTGAACAGGTCGAAGCGGGAAAATGGTCCGAAGTCGCCCTAAAGGATTTAACACTTCCCGCGGCGTTCATCATCCTCGGTCCCGACGAGGTTGCAACCGGGCCGGCGGGATTCGAATCGTTCTGGCTTCCTGCAGTTGTGGAGGTGTGGTGCAAGGAATCCGATATGGAAGCGCTCATCGGTTCCGTGCATGCGGCGATGCTTGCCGACGGGACTCGCGGAGGCAGCGCTCTCAATACCGTCCGGGATACCTGCGTCCCTTTCGCCGTGGATCCAGCACGCGGCCTGGTGGGGTTTGACCTAACGTTCAAAATCCTGTACCGGCACCCCGTCGGGTCGCCGTAGGAGGTTAAAGTAAATGTTTAAGAACAGAGCGTTAATACTTGCTAAAAAAGAGACTTCCTATGGAGTAGATCCCGTTCCGACGACCGCCTTAAACGCCATCCTGACCGACCTGCCAGAGGTCGACATCGTGATGAAGAAGATGGACCGCTTGAACGTCAAGGCGTTCCTTGGCAACCGTCCCTCGATCAACTTGGGCGAAGCCTTAAAGATCACCTTCAGCACGGAGATCAAGGGAAGCGGGGATACGACGCCGGACACCCCTCCGGAGATCGGCGTTTTGTTCGTGGGTTGCGGGATGCTGGAGACGATCGACAAGGCCAGCGGGGCCGTGTCCATGACGTTCGCCGCCTCCGGGAAAACCTGCACCGCCGCAGGGGCGGATTTTGTGGCGGCAGGGTTCGCCATCGGGGATATCGTGACCACGGACGCGGTGCTGAATCCCGGTCCGTTTACCGTAACGAACGTGGCCGCCACGGTACTCACCTTCTCGGAAACCGTCGAGGATGAAGGCCCTGTCACCAAGACGGCCACTGCGCTGAAAGTCCTATACACCCCGCAGGACCTCCTGGACGGTCCTTCCATCACGATCTACTTCTACCAGCACGACATCCTCCACGTCATGACCGGATGCCGCGGCACCTGGTCCATCGACGGGACCGCCGGGGAATACGGGAAGATCAAGTGGGAATTTACCGGCCTGTACGCCGGGCCGACGGATGCAACGGCTCCCACGGATTCGACGTTCAACGCCACGCTTCCTCCACCCCTAAAATCCGGCGCGTTCCTGCTCGGAGCGTATGCCGGTACCATCGGGACCTTCAAAATGGTCTACGGCAACGAGATCGCCAAGCGGCCGGATGCCAATGCGGCGACGGGGTTCCTGGCGCAGTTCATCAAGGACCGGAAAGTCACCGCAGAGATCGATCCGGAAGCTCCGGCACTCTCCACGTTTGATCCGGTCACGCTCCTCACGGCGGGGACCGAGCAAACGATGGGGATCACGTTTGGAACATCCGCCGGGAACCGGATGAAACTGCATTGCCCGAAGGTCGTCCTTGACAGCGCGAAGTATGCCGATCGGGAGGGGATCCTTACCTACTCCCTGCCGCTTCTGGTATGCCCGAGCGCCGGCGCGGACGACGTCACCTTGACGTTCAACTAAGAAATCGGAGGTTCTATGAGAGACCTTAAAAAAGACGACCGGAACAAGCTCGTCCTGGACGACACGCTATCCGGAACGCAGATCGGTGTTTTCTATGCGACGCCGACTACCAGCCAGGTCAAATCGTACCGCCAGCAGTCGATCCGCCGGAAGGGGAACAAGGTCGTGGTGGATAACTTCGATCCGGCGCTCAAATTCGGCCTGGAGATCCTCACTGGATTCGAGGAGGGGGCGTTCGGGTACGACGGGCAGCCGATCTCCGCTGATCCGGAATCCCCGCACTACCGGGAGGACTGGAAGAATTTGCTTAAGGAAACCGCCGCCGACATCGTGACGACCGTCGCGCATATCGTCTTCGACGGGATCCGGTCCGGGCAGAGCGCGGAAGACGTCGAGTTCGGCGAGGAGGCGGAAGAGATCCTCCCTTTGGGGAAGAGCTAAAGGCCCTTCGGGAGAACTGCACCCCGGAACGCAAGAAGGGGTGTGCAAAGGGCAGCGGACCGCACCTCGCGGCAATATGTGCGAGATGCGAGCACCGGGAACCGTACATCCCTTCCGTCTGGTTCAGCCATATCTGGTTTCTTTATTCCCTGCAGCAGGGGGGCTTCCCCTTCGCACAGAACGACCTTTCGATCGAGGAATGGCTGGATCTCGGTGCGATGAAGCGCGAATTGGAAACTCCGAAGGTGCCCGATGGCCAATGAAAACAGGATAAGCGTCGTCATCACCGCCGATCCAACCGGTGCTGTCACCAGTATCCGGATGGTCGGGGATGAGACGGAGAAACTTTCGGGGCGCACGCAGTCCATAACGGAGCGCCTTAAATCCCACTGGGCCGAGGTGTCGGTCGGAATCTACGCCGCCGTCAAAGCGTTCCAGTCGATATGGGGCCTGATGGAGAAGGCGGCGCAGACCGACGAGGCGATGGCTTCCTTAGACGCCCTGACCCGGCAGTACGGGATGACGGCGCAGGATCTTGTCGGGAAGATCGAGCAGGAATCCAAAGGTCTGATCGGTATGGGGGCCGCCGCCAAGGTCGCGGGGGATGCTCTTATGAAGGGTCTCGGTCCCGATCAACTCGCGCAGATCGCCTCGTGGTCGGTGTCTCTGTCACACATCAGGGCAGGCACCGTATCGACCGCCGATGCGTTTGAAATGCTTTCCCGATCGATCGCTACGGGGCAGGAGCAGGGCTTGAAAGCCTTGGTAGGCATCGTCGACCTGGAACAGAAATACGGGAAGTACGCCGACACGATGAGCAAAGCCGAGAAGGCCCAGGCGATGTACACCATCGTGGCGGAGCGGATGGCGCAGGTGCAGGCGACGCTCGGAGAGGACGTGGACTCCGCGGCCGACCGGATGGAGCGGTTCAATAACTCGGTCGAGCGGATGAAGTATTTCGTGGGGAGCCTGCTCCTGATCATCGGCCAGCCGTTCATGGCGGTTTTCCAGGTCGCCATGACGCTTGTGTACGGCCTCGCGGGGGCCTTCGATTCGCTCGTTTCCGAAGGGGCGCGAGTCACCGACTGGCTGGGGGTCACCGAAGGCGCCACGCAGCGATGGGCGAAAAAGGCCGACACCGCCTACGGCAACGCCGCACAGTCCGCGATGGACGCGCTGGCAAACATCAAGGGAGCCCTTGCAAGCCTCGTGGACGTGGGGAAGGTCGGAGGTGGCGTTTCTCTGCCCGCGATGGGGGGCGAAGGGAACCGGAAGCAACTCGATCAGCTTGCGGAACTCTACCGGAAGTACATCGAGGAGAAGGACCTCGCATCGGCTAGCGAATACGACCGGGAGTTCGTAAGGCTGAATATTTGGTTTAACGACGAGAAGAAGAAGTTAGACGACCTTCACGCCGCGAAGATCCATTACGACGCCATGTACGCCAACTACTCGGCGAAGTGGGACGAGGCGGAAATCGCCCGGGCCTTAAAAATATCCGCCATCGAATTGAAGATGCACGAGGAGACCCAGAAAAGAAAACTCGAATCCACGCAGGCGATCGGGAAGGCCGAGCTGGACGCGCAGGAGCACCGCATCCGGGCTGAGCAGGAGTTGAACGCGCTGGCAGTAAAGGCCGGGCACGATACCGAATTACAGGGTATCAAGGATCGCGCGTCGTCCGAACGCGCCCTTCTTGAGATCCAGCGGCAGCGGAACTGGCTGGCGATGGAGGCCCTCTCCATCGAGGGGGAGTTTGTCGGGACGGAAGCGCAGCTACTGGAAATCCTGGGCAAGGAAGCGGTTTTACAGGATCAGATTGCGGCGAGCAGGGCGCTCGAGGTCAACGAGCTATCCGTCCGGCGGGTGGAAGCAGAAGCCAAAATCGCGGATCTCATGCGGGAACAGCGGGATCTGCTATTCGAGCAGCAGACTGCCCGGACACAGGAGGCGTTCGGCAAGATCGGCGGGAGCGAGTTCGGGCAGAATCTGGGCGTGG